GGTAACTTTTACACATTCAACTTTAACAAGTTATGCTGTATCTATTTTTGCTAAAAAAGGAGATGAGGATTATTTGTACATTCGAGCATTAGCTTTATCAAACCAGCCCATAGCAAGTTTCAACTTAAGTACAGGTGGTTTAGGAACTGTAAATTCAGGTTTAACTGCTGAAATGCAAAACTATGGTAATGGTTGGTATAGGTGTGTAATAAAATACACAACAACAAGTAGTATAACTAACAACCTTATAGATTTCGGATTTGCATCATCTGATAATTCGCGTTTTTCATCATCAGGTAAGTTTACATATTTTTGGGGTGCGCAAATTGAAACAGGAAGCTATCCTACAAGCTACATACCAACAAGCGGTTCAGCAGTTACAAGAACAGTAGATACAGTTAAGTTAGAAAACTTTACTGATATGCCTACTGATTATCCGTTTACTGCTTTTGTAGATATGGATGTTATAAGCGATGAAAAGGGATATGGTTTTTCAATTTTAGATATATCTTCAAGCAGCCGTTATTGGTCAGTAGGTTATTCAGAAGATAGTGGTAATTTAGGCAAATTTAGATTTACCAATAGAGCGCAAGGTACATCTTACAGCTTTAATACAACTTCAACATATGGAACAGGAAGATACAAAATAGCAGTAAAGTTTATATCAGCTACTAACTTTAAGGCATTTATAGATGGTGTAGAGGTTGCGGATTATACTCACGCTTCAAGTGCATTTAATACAAACATAAACGACGTCTTATTAGGTCAATTAAGAGTTGCAGGAGATGTTAATACAAGAAATACAGTATATAAGTTTATGCTGTTTAACGAAGCACTATCAGACAGCGAACTAGAAGAAATAACAAGCTACACAAGTTTTAATCAAATGGCAAAAGCATTATTATATACAATAGAATAAATTATGGCAACAAAACTTAAATTAGGAACGGACAATAATTGGGCAACAAAGATAGATGCGTTGTTAGCTTACAATGATGAAAATAGCAACTTTAAGCCTATTCATTTTGATGCCGATAGGGATAGCACATCTACAAAGGTAAATAAAGCAGGTCTTGTTGAAAACGTAGATAACAGACCAAGAGTAGAGTTTCAAAATAACGATGGTTATTTACTTTTAGAGCCTACAAGGACACAATTAGCTCATTACACTAATGCTATATCTTCTGCAAACGGATATGGCTTAACAAATGGTACTCTAACAACTGATAGCCATACAGCACCAGACGGAAGTGATGATGCTTCTACCTTTCAAGCTACTTCTGCTAATGGACAATTTCAAAAAGTAAAAACAGGTAGTAGTGGTGTGGAATATACTGTTAGTGTCTATGTAAAGAGAAAAACAGGCACAGGCACAGTATATTTAAGAGCAGTAGAAAACACCAATACGGCTGTTACTGTTACTGATGAATGGACTAGGGTAAGTTTAACTGTTACATCCACTTCTACTAACATTCGTTATGGTATGGCACTTGCTACAAGTGGCGATGAAATTTATGTATGGGGTTTTCAAGTAGAAGCAGGAAGCTATGCTACAAGTTTAATACCTAATTCAACAGGAACAGACTTAACAAGAACAGAAGATTTTTGCCATATACCAAGTGGACTACAAAATATTTTAAACACAAACGAGGGTACATTATTCTTAGATTTAGAAACACCAAGAATAGCTACATCAAGTGCTTTTTCACGTATAGTATTAAGCGACCAGAACTCATCTACGGACAGGTTAATATTTGATGATTTTGCAGGTAATTGGAGAGCATTACTCATATCTTCAGCAGGAATTGTAGCAAAAACAATTTTATCAGTTACAGCTAATCAGCGTTTAAAAGTAGCTATTGCATATTCATCAACAGGATTAACAATAAGTTATAACGGAACGTCTGCCGTAACGACAAGCGGAAGCTATACACCATCTACAACTTTGGAAAGTTTTAAGTTTTCTAACAAGGATGGTGGATTTAAGTTTGAGGGTAAGATACACGAGGCTAAATACTTTGATACAAAATTAAGCGATAGCGAATTACAGGCATTAACAAGTTAATTTAATACAATGAAATATATATTTAAGAAATATGAATTTGACAGTCAAGAGTTGGCTGAAACAAGAATAGCTGCACTACCACACCAAGAAGATGAGGAGGGTAACAGTTACCCATCACACAGCCATACGGTTGTTAAATTGGGTTATCTCTTTACAGAGCAACCAACATACGATGAAGAGGGAGAACTACTAACAGAGGGGGTACAGTCAGACAAGTATTCTGTTGATGTTCTTTGGAAAGCATCAGAGATTACTGCAACTGATGAGGATGGTAACGAAAGTATTGACTATCCTTATGGTTGGGTAAGCAAGGAAATAGAAGTAGAGGGTAATGGCGTACACACTTTTGCAGGTAGAAACTTTTAATCTATGGACTTAAATAGCTTCAAGGTTTATGCGTTAAATTTATCAGCAATGACTATAAGCGCAGTTGATGGTATAGAACTGACGTTAAAACTTTTGTTGCTTGTTGTTTCTATTGGTTATACCTTGCAGAAATGGTATCAGTTAAGAAATAAAAAATAATAATATAGTAGTAAAAAGTTATAACTTTATGTTACTATAATAGCAAAAAGTAACGTATTGATAAACTTAAAAAAATAATGAAGTACTTCAATTACAGCGAGTTTGATAGCCCAGACGTTCAGGGTTCAGGGCAAATGATGGATAAAGCATTCTTATCTATGCTTGATGATATTAGAGAGATTGTTGGAGAACCACTTATAATAACATCTGGTTACAGAACTCCAGCTCATAATGAATCGGTTAATGGTGTTGAATCTAGCAGTCATTTAAAAGGTTTAGCTGTAGATATTGCCGTTAGAAACTCTAGGATGCGATTTAAACTTATTAACGCAATTCAAGAGGTTGGCATAAATCGAATAGGTATTGCCGATAACTTCATACACATTGACATAGATAAGGACAAGAACCCTGATGTAATCTGGACTTACTAATGAAAAAGATACTACAACTAATTACAGGTGGTTTAATAAAGGATATTGGCAAAGTAGTCGATAACCTCCACACTAGCGATGAAGAACGCTTACAAGCAAAGCAACGTATTCAAGAGATATTAGAAGAAGCTGATAAAGATGCCCAACAGCAAGTTACAGACCGATGGAAGTATGATATGCAAAGCGATAGTTTTTTGTCAAAGAATATTAGACCGCTTACTATGGTATTTCTTACAGTCATGTTTACCTTATTGGCATTTACCGATGGAAACATTGGACAGTTCAGCATACAGAAAGAATATATCCCTATTTTTCAAACATTACTCATTACTGTCTATGGTGCGTATTTTGTTGGAAGAACTTGGGAAAAGAATAAGAAAAATGGCAAAGAAGATAATTAACGCATATACGCCAAGCTCTAGAGCCAAGAGACCAAACGTTCATTCAAAAAATGCTTCTGTAGGTCAAAAGGGTTGGAAGAAAAAATACAGGGGACAAGGTCGTTAATAACTTTTCTGTGAATCTAATACCCCTTTAAATTTAATAGGGTATATTTGTAATGTATTCGGGTATGACCTGTTTTCATTTGATTTTTATTTTGTTTTTCTATATTTAAGGAGAGGTTGTTTTTTTAGCAGCCTCTTTTTTTGTATATTAGTGGCATGAACGGAAATCAAAAGGGTTGCTTTGCTGAATATAAGTTTGCAACAATGGCTATGGAGAATGGTTTTAACGTCTCTATGCCTTTACTAGACGCCTCTGCATACGATTGTATATTAGAGAGAGACAACATATTCTTTAAGATACAGATAAAATACTTTACTGGAGCAGGAGACCACACTACAATAAGGCATGGTAACAAGAGCAAGGGAGGTTATTCTATGGAGGAAGTTGATTATTTTGCTGTATGGAATGAGTCGTGCAAGGGTTTCTTTATATTGAAGAATACTGGACAGCTAGGATACTCCTTATCCAAAGATGGTAAATACAAAAATAACTTCAATAATTTCGATTTAATTTTGTAATGTCAGTTGGAACTTGTATATTTGCCCTATGAATCTATATGAAAAACTGGTGGATATTCAGGGGAGACTGAAAGCACCTAAAAGTCAATTTAATAATTTCGGAAAGTATAAGTACCGAAATTGTGAGGATATACTTGAAGCAGTAAAACCTCTACTCGTTGAACATAAAGTTGTCTTAACTATCTCTGATAAGGTTATAGAACTAGACAATGGATTGTCTTATGTAGAAGCAACAGCACAATTCAAGAACATAGATGGTGTTATTGAGGTTTCAGCGCAAGCTGGAATAGACCCTAGTAAAAAGGGTATGGATGTGGCACAATGTTTTGGCAGTAGTTCATCTTACGCCAGGAAATATGCCCTAAACGGACTGTTCTTAATAGATGATACTAAGGATGCCGATAGTACAAACACACACGATGGTAAACCCTCAAAGGAACTAGAGTGGCTACCTGAGTCGGGCGTTAAGTTCGACAGGGTAAAAGAAGCCTTAACTGGTGGATTTACTATGTCTCAGATTAGAGAAAAGTATAAAGTGAGTAAAAAAGTAGAACAATTATTAAATAAGTAAATTATGAACGAAAAGAAATATGTAGGAACAGGTCGTCAAGCACCTAATGGACTAGAGATTGTAAACATCTCTATAGCAGAATCTAAAGTCAAGGACTTTTGGAATGAGTATAACGGAGAGCGTTATCTAAGATTGGGAGTCTCTAAAAAGAAAGAGGCAGACCAGTATGGTAAAACCCACAGTGTTTACATTGATGAGTGGCAACCAACTTCAAACAATAAGCCAAAACCAGAACCAGTTAAAGTCGATGAGGACTTTCCGTTCTAAATAACAGAGGGGGTCGAAAGACCCCTTTTTTTAGCTATGAAAACTAATTATTTAAAAGTAGATATGCAAGGTTTGAGTAAATTAACATTTGCCGAGAAAGCTGTATTTTCATACATCAAGTCTTTGGCAGAAAGTAAAGGTTATTGTTTCGCTACAAATAAGCACATTTGCGACACTTTAACGCTAACTGATAGGACTTTATATAGAATTTTAAAGAACCTTGAGGATAATGCCTATATAAGGCGTGAGACGAAAAGTATCGGTTCTGATGGTAAGCAAAGAAAAATATTTGTTAACCCTCAGTTTAAGCAATAACATGTTACGATACGATACATGTTATATAAAGAATTATAATATGATTCATATTATATAACTTTAACAAACATGTTATAATACGATACATGTTATAATACGTAACATGTTATATAATTATAAAAAAAACAAAATAAAAACGAGAATACAAAATGTTTGCACAAGAATTTATTAACATTGGTATAGAACCAAAGGGTGGTAATGCCCAGCAAAAGGTTAAATGCCCAAAATGCAAATCTCTAGGTAAAGAGAATTGGAAAGACAACTGCATGTCTTTAAACTTGTCTGAGGGCATTTTTAATTGCCATAAGTGCGGTTATAGTGGAACAGTAAAGAAAACAGAAAAAATGAGCATAGTATATAAACAACCATCGAAGTCAACCTTAAAAACATTAACGGAAAAAGGGCGTAAGTTTCTCAACGATAGAGGTATTACTAACGAGGTTATAGACAGAAACAAAATTATTTCATCTAAGGACAACAGAAGTGTTGTGTTTCCATACATTAAAGATGGAGCGTTTGTAAATTACAAAACTAGAGGCATTGATGGAAAGTTCTTTAGTCAGGCAAAAGATGCCCAGCCAATCATTTACAACTATGATGGCGTTAAAGGCAAAGATAGGATTGTTATATGTGAGGGAGAGTTTGATTCTCTTAGCTGGGAAGTAGCAGGGTTTAATGCACACACCTCCGTTAATATGGGTGCGCCTAATGTTGGCGACAAGAGTATTGATAAGAAGCTAGAGTGCCTAACTACTTGCTATGATGTATTTGATGAGGCAAAAATAATCTATATTGCTACAGATAATGACGACAACGGCAGAAACCTAGAACAAGAGTTGATAAGGCGTTTTGGTGCTGATAAATGTAAAATAGTAGATTTTAAGCCATTTAAGGATGCAAATGAGGTCTTACTACAAGAGGGCAAAGAAAGTCTCTTAGAACGCATTAAAATGGCTCATTCACCTAAAGTAGAGGGCATCTTTGAGGTTGATGATGTTGTTGAATCTATGATGGATGGTTTTGTTAATGGGCAGGAAAGAGGTACTACAACCTATGTTCCTGATGTAGATAAAGCGTGGACTTGGAGAATGGGAGAGGTTAATATCTGGACAGGGTATCAGAATGAGGGTAAATCATTATTCTTAAACCAATTATCCACAATTAAGGCATTTCACGATGGGTGGAAGTTTGGTGTATTTAGTCCTGAGAATATGCCGATGAAAGACTTTTTTAATGACATTGTAGAGATGTATATTGGAAAGAGTGCCGACCCTTACTATCAGAATAACCAGATGACTAAAGATGAATATTTTGAGGCAATCAACTTTGTTCGTAGGCATTTTTTCTTAATATACCCTAGAAAGAATTTCAACTTAGATTCAATATTTGAAAGAGCAAAGTTTCTGGTTAGAACTAAAGGCATACGTTCTCTAATCATTGACCCATATAATACAGTTCAACATAAGATGTATAGTGGAGAAAGAGAAGATTTATACATAAGTAGATTTATGAGTGAATTGAAGCGTTTTGCTATTGATAACCATATATCTGTAAATTTAGTAGCGCATCAGGTTACACCGCTTAAAGATGATAGCGGTAGATATTATAAGCCTGATGTCAACCGAATCAAAGGTGGAGGTACATTTGCTGATAAGGCAGATAATGTGCTATTTGTATCAAGACCTAATCGTGCTTTGGATTTTTCGGATACAAGTGTTATATTTGGCTCACAGAAGATTAAGAAGCAAAAGTTGGTAGGCATACCTCAAGAGATAGAAAATATAAATTTCAACATAAGAGAACAAAGGTATTACTTTAATGGATACACACCATTTAAAGAAATAGACGTTCTAAGATGCGAAAAAAAGCTAGAGTAGATGCAAACCAAAGAGAAATTGTACAACAGTTAAGAAAGATAGGTATTTCAGTACTGCACACACACCAACTAGGTAGAGGTGCGCCAGATTTAATTCTTGGTTATAGAAACGAGAATTTTATGATTGAGCTGAAAGACGGAAATAAAACAAAGAGTCAACAGAAACTAACGCCTGATGAAATAGAGTTTCAAACTAAGTGGCAAGGAAACTATGCGGTTTGCAATTCATTGGAACAAATATTAAGCGTTATAGATTATGTTGACGAAAGAGGAATTATTACAAAAACTAGCAGATAAATACGATGACTGGTTTAACATGGCTTCTTCATTTAGGATAGGGAAGTCTGAGGCAGAGGAACTTGTACAGGAGATGTTCGTAAGAATATTTGACTATGTTAAAGACCCTCAGAAAATAATGTACAATAAAGACGAAGTAAATACGTTTTATATTTACATAACATTAAGAAATTTATATTATGCGAATGTTCACACTAGCGGTAGAAAGAATCAAATTATTTTTCCAACGGATAAGATTACGGATGATAATTTTCAGGGAATTTATGAGGATAGCATGGATACTATCGAAACAAAAACGGAACTGGAAGAAAAATTGGAAAGAATCGAAGCGATAGTAAATGATTGGTATTGGTACGACAGAGGTATATTTAACCTTTATTATAAAAAGGGAATGTCTATGCGTGAGATTGCCAAAGAGACAAAAATAAGTTTAAGCAGTATATTTAACACATTGAAAAATGCAAAAGAAGTCGTCAGAAAAAAAACATCAAGAGATTAAGTCAACTGGTCTTGGAGATACTGTAGAGAAAGTGTTTCGCAAGACTGGTATTGATAAACTAGCAAAAGCTGTTCTCGGAGAGGATTGCGGTTGCGAGGATAGACAAGAATTACTAAATAACATATTCCCTTATGGAAAATTTAATGCACCAACAGATGAGGAACTGGACATTATTGATTGGTTATTTACGAAGTCCAGAAACACAATTAGCGGTAGTATGGTTAAAGAGATTTATTCCGTTTATAATCGTATCTTTAATGATAAACTGCAGCCCACAAATTGCAGCAGTTGTTTCAAACCTGTAAAGCAGAAGTTGCTAAAAATACACAATGAGTTTAATAAGAAATAGCAATAGAACTAAACAAGGTTTAGATTTTACTGGAGTTCAGAACGGAAAGATACACCCATCTGATATTGATGCTGTTCTTGAATTTGATAATGAGGTTTTGATATTAATTGAATCTAAGTACAAGGGTTCTAAGATACCAACAGGACAGAGAATACTTCTTGAACGCATTTGCGATTCTTGGCATACAAGTAAGTCATGTATTGTAAAGGTAGAACATGATTTTGATAGAGATGATATTGACGTGCCTATTGAGAAATGTAAGGTTACTGCTGTTTATTTTAATGGTGCATGGACTGCAAAGAACAATATAGACTTTGTTTCTTACTTAAATAGACTAGGCGATTACTGGAATTGCCACAAATGTAAATTTTGATATGCCACTAATTAAGCCAAAGAAATACGAAAAGCAAAAGGACTTTGTTGTCCGTTGTCTGGGAAATGCTAAGATGGCATCCGAATATAAAGACATCGACCAGAGAATGGGTGTATGCTACACTATCTGGAAAGACAACTTTAATCCAAAAAAATAGTTAACATTTTTTGTTAATTACTAAATAGTTTGTATGTTTGCTGTAAATAAATAGCAAATGAGACAATTATTTAGAATTTTATTATCCCCACTTATTATACTGAAAGTCGTGCTTGCAATAAAGCTAGTATTCATATTCTGGATGCTAGAGTCTATACTGCAAATTATGCACTATGCTATTGACACACCCCTACGATGGTTACTTGGCAAAATAGAAAAGTTAATTAAATTACTAATAAAACACATAAAGTAATGGGAAAATCAAGTGAAGAGTATGTCAGACAAATGGAAGAGTTGAAAGCTCAAAGAGATAAAGAGCAGATAGAACTTGCAGAGCGTTTAGAGGCGTTGTACGAAAAGAAAAAAGCAGAGTACGAACATTATCATAGTGAAGAGGCTCAGAAGCGAAGAGCGCAAGTTGAGGCTACCTTATGGAAAGTATTTGACGAGTTTCATCCTTTAAAGATGATGAAGTAATGAGCAGTCAGATAGTTACATTGGATGGTAAGTTCTGGAACAAAGAGGACATCCTTAAACAGATGGATAACGATGAGTTCTATTATGAATACTTAGGTAAGAATGCCTTGAGTAGTAGTAGCGTAAAGGTGCTTAATAAGTCTCCTAAATCGTATGCTAAGTCCCTTAGATTCGGCAGTAAGCGCACAAGTGCTATGACGGCAGGGTGGTTATTACACTTAGCCGTATTTGAGCCTGAGAAGTTTGGACACCTTAATTGGGTTGATGCCTCAACAAAGAACACTAAGATATATAAGGAAGCGTTTTCTGAGAATCCGATGACATTCTTACAAAAGGAATATGAAGAGACGATGCGACTTGCAGACGCTATATATAACAATAGTGAAGCATCTCAGCTATTAGAGGGATTGGAGTACGAGAAACCAGCTATAGGAAACATCATGCACCTACCTTTTAGAGGTAAAGCAGATGCTTTCAATGAGGGAGAAATGATTGTTGACTTAAAGACAACTACTGGTCTTGCTGAGGGTAGCTTCCCTTATAACTGCAAGAAGTATGGCTATGCGAGTCAAGTATATATTTATTGCAATTTGTTTGGCATATCTTATAAAGATTTTGTATTTTTATGTATCGACAAAGAAAGCAAAGATATTGGTGTTTACAATGTGTCAGAAGAGTTTTACCTTGAGGGAGAGCGATTAGTTGATAGTGCTGTACATACTTATAACAAATGGTTTGGAGATGAGAATGTAGATTTAAACCAACATATAATAAAAGGAATACTTTGAGAAAAAAGAAACTAACACAAGAGCAACGCATAACGCAACTAGAAAAAGCATTGACAAATGTTTACATAATGGTTCAGGCGTTGATAAAAGAAAATGTTAAAGATGACGTTTCAACAAGCTAAAGAAAATTGCAGGGAAGATATTTTACTGTCGCTAAGACAAGGGGCGTTACTAATAGATGAAGTAAGGTTCTTAATAGATTATTTTAGGGATACAGAGCAATACGAGTGCATACAAGGTGCAATAGAAGCATATAACGAATATAAACAAGAATTAGATGGATACGGATATAAAGAGAGTAAGGGGAATAATTGAAAAAATTACTGGAGTTAACTTAGGCATTAAGACACGAAAGAGAAATGTTATTCATGCCAGAAGAATGTATTATAAAATACTTAATCTTCACACAAGCCTATCTTTGGATGCTATAGGCAAAACCTTAGAGACACAACAAAATCACGCTACTGTTTTGCATCAAGTAAAAATGTTTGATGTTGACTATAATCAGGACATGAATTTTGTAAAAACCTTTAGGGATATTATGAACACTTGTAATGGAATTATAGAACCTACGGATGAAGATAAGTTAAAGGATAGGAATATTGAATTAAAAGAGCAAATAAACTCTCTTAAAAAAGAACTTGAGGAATTAAGGAAAGAAGTTGAGTATTTAAGACCAAAAGCTATTCAGCCTAGAAACCAGCAGACAAAAGTTTATCATTGTACTGAGGGCATAAGCAATTTAATATACTAATTATGATAGAAAAAGATTTAATAGATTTAGGGTTTGAAAGGGTAGATGTTACAGCGCCAGAAAGCGGTAACCCTAAAGATTGTTATTATTATATCTATCATTTAGACAAAACCCTATGCCTAATAAGTTCGTGTAATGATGAGGTTAAAAAAGATGATTGGTTTGTAGAGTTCTTTGAGGTGGATGGCATAAGATTTACAAGCTATAAACAACTGGCACGTTTAATACACTTAATAGAAAGCGCAAATCAATGAAAATAAAAACAGGAAGATATCACAGTCAATGGGGAATAGGCATAAGCTATCAGTATTTTAATGGTATGTTTAAGTCTATATGTATTGAACTTATATTCTTTTATATTGAACTAATAATAAAAGACTATCCAGATGATTGGTTTCCTGATGGTAGAATATAACCCGAAAGCAAGAGTTAATTTTAATGGGATTGATTATTGCAACTTGCGAGTAGGGTTATAAAATAATATATTTTGATACAAAAGATAAAGATAACTGATAGGATGCGTAGCCGAGCTAGGGTTGAATCAATTAGAAGAAACTCACATATAAATCATCACTTTGAAGTAAATCACATGACTTCCGAAGAGAGGGATGACTTAGGCTTCTTAGGAGAGTTTGCTTGTTGTGAGTTACTTGGCATAGACTGGGAGCGTAATATTAGAGATAATTACCTAACCATTGACGATTTTGATTTTAATGTTGGCGGTAAAAAAATAGATGTTAAAACCGAAACCGTGCCAGTTGATTATGCTAAAAGGATATTGAAAAAAGAAATATCAGATGATGATTTATACGGCAGGAGGTTAATAAATAGCGGTCAATTTAGTTTGTTGAATAAATACGACATTGTTATATTTAGTCTATTCGCTAGAGGTCATTTAGATTATTGGTTTCCTATCGGATACTTAGAAACAAAAGATATATTAGAGAGCTATAAGCCAACTATAAATAGACCTGATGGCGGTAGGTATCCGTTTTCAGCTAGTCCAGTACCCACATCAATACTAAAACCTGTAACAGATTTAATATAAAACAAAATGAGAACACTATCAGAAGAAACATACATCAAAGCATACGAATACTTTAAAGACCAACTATATTGGGCAAAGAAAAAAGAGGACAATGATGCCACTATATTGTACTACAAAGAGCAGATTTATAATTTGATGGAGAGGTATTACTCTCAGTAAATCAGATACTTAAACACTTTGGTATGAACTTTATTATTTAAACATGCCAAGACCAAAGAAAAGAAGTTTAATCCCTGACGAGAAGAAAATCGAACTGGGCATTCCTATAAAGCCTAAAACAGAACCAAAACCAAAAGAACCGCACAAAAAGTATTCCGATGGTAGGAGGAACAATGGAGCGGTCAAAGGAGTGTCCAGAGGTCAGGGGAGAAAGCCAAAAGCAAAAGAAGCAGACATAAAGAACTTCGCATTAGGTTCAATGAAACGAGCCTTTGGAAGTGAGAAGAAAGCGTGGGAGGCACTTGCTGAGATGAGCAAGGAATCCTTTGCACACCTGAGATTACTTTGGGAATACAAGTATGGTAAGCCAAAAGAGCAAAAGGATATTAACGTAAAGCAGGAGATTAACATTCCTGTAATATCTTTCCTACAGCCAGAGGAAACCATTGACATTGAATCTACAGAGGTAAAGGATGAAGAAGATAAATCTTAATTCTAAATACAACCCTCTGTTTAGAGATGCTAGTAGATACTTTGTAATTACTGGTGGCAGGGGAAGTGGTAAATCATTCGGTGTAAACACATTCTTGGTGCTTCTAACATACGAAAAAGGGCATCGCATACTCTTTACTCGGTACACGATGACTTCGGCTTCTATGTCGATTATTCCTGAGTTTATCGAGAAGCTGGAGCTTATGGGAATTGCTGAGAACTTTACCATTACCAAGAATGAGATTATAAACAATCTAACAGGCAGTAGTATTCTATTTAGCGGTATCAAGACGGCAAGTGGAGACCAGACTGCAAAGCTAAAATCTATTCAAGGTGTAACAACATTTGTCTTGGATGAAGCAGAGGAACTTACAGACGAAGAGTCGTTTGAGAAGATTGATTACTCTGTTCGTGCTACAGGCAAGCAGAATCGCTGTATATTGATTCTAAACCCCACAACTAAGCAGCATTGGATATACGAGAGGTTTTTTGAGAATAGAGGCATTACAGACGGTTATAATGGCGTTAAAGAGAACGTATCGTACATTCACACTACATACTTAGATAATGTTCAGCATTTGTCTCCGTCTTTTGTGGAGCAAGTTGAGGTTATGAAACAGAGGCGACCAGAGAAGTACAAGCACCAGATATTAGGTGGGTGGCTTGAGAAAGCAGAGGGAGTTGTATTTACACATTGGGAGATTGGAGACTTCAATAATGAGTACGACACTATATTTGGACTTGACTTTGGATTCAGCGTTGACCCCTCAACCCTAACTGAAGTTGCGGTAGATAAGCTACGAAAGACGATATGGATAAAGGAACACTTTTATAAAGCTGGACTATCTACGTCTAATATATTTGAGATGTGCAGGAGATACGCTGGCAACAATTTAATAGTATGCGACAATAGTGAGCCACGTCTTATATCTGAGTTAAAGAGTAAAGGATTGAGAAACATTACGCCTACCATTAAGAAGAAAGGTAGCATATTATCTGGCATCGCTCTTATGCAAGACTACAATATAGTTGTAGATAAAGACTCTGTGAATTTAATACGTGAGTTTAACAATTACGCATGGAAGCTAAAGGGCAGTATCCCAAGAGATTCTTGGAATCACGCCATTGACGGAAGTCGCTATGCAATTCAATACGCCCTTGAAAGAACTGTGCCTAAAGGGATGTATGTGTTGAGGTAAATAAATTCAATACCCCATACCAAAAGGATATTGTTATTATTGCTATGACTATCCACGCTATTTGCCTTGTTCTATTTCGTTTCATTTAAAATAATCTTTTTTGGTTTTTATGTTGTTCTATTCGTTTCACAGCAGCCTCATAATAATCAGGGTCTAACTCACAAGCTGTAAGGTCATATCCTAAATTATGACACGCTATGGCTATACTGCCGCTTCCCAAGTGAGTATCTAATATCTTATCGCCCTCTTTGGCGTAATTCATTAGTAGCCATTCGTATAGCTTAACAGGCTTTTGAGTTGGGTGTATTCTATCTTTTCCGCCTCTTGTTTCAGCCTTACTACTTATTGTGTACTTTAAAAGTTGCTTATTAAAACTCGTCCAAGCTAATTCTCCGTGCGAAAAATTAAAAGTCTTATCAAACATCTTATCCCAAAAAACCCAACACTTGCTTACAGGTAGGTTGTCAGTAAAATAATTGCCACCCCACACAATTTGATTTTTCGATATTCTAAATAGTTCTTGCCAATATTCACCGCTTGGTGTTTCTTTATCCCAATCCTTACGGGTGTATTTATCTTTCTTATTCCAAGTGCTTGGTCTATCAGGTTTTCTAATACTTATATCGCCATCCAACCCTATCCCATAAGG